GCGTTTATGCGCCGATTGGCAACGACCTGATGTATAAGGTCAACCCGGTAATTAGTCCAGGCGTTCGCAGCCAAACAGGGCCTGGCAGCGGTGGAGGTGAAGTTACTGTTGATTGTCCAGTAGACGCGCCAAAAATGAACAAACGGGATAAATATCGAGCCAATTTTTCAACATTCAGTGGCGTCTATCAGATTAATTCCACCCCAGGGGCAAGCCCTGGAATCACAACTGCAGTCAGCGTTGGGGATACCGTTAAATACAGGCTTTACAGCGGAAGTGACTGGGGAACGGTTTTCAGCACCTACGGAAGCTCTGATGATGACGCAGAGGCGAAAGATGTAGCGTCAGCGGTTGCTGCGCTGCAAAAAACTTGGGATGATCGATTAGTAGAAGGCGAGTTATACAAGATCGGGTCGGCTTTATGTGTTTGCACAGGCCGCACTTCAGAGGAGTTCGTATCGCAAGCCGATTTGAACGGCAGCGGGGGTCAAGCTGTTGTCGCCAGTTTCGCTGTTGTTAAGCCTGGTTATATCAAAAATTTTTCCGCATCGAGGCTCGAAGATGTAGGCGGTGATTTAGGCGTACGGGAGAAAGCTACGACAGGCGGCCACCTTTTGCGCTACGCACGGGGATCGGTATCAACGTCCAGGGCATGTCAAGCCGTGGAAGTTGGCCTGAAGTCTACTCTTGGCATCAGAATAAACAATCTCTGTAATTTTAGAGACACAAAAACTTATCAATACGCCGATACGCAATGGTGCCAAACTTTTGAAAACAACCCGCCGGAAGACATCGTCAATAACTTCTATCAAAGTGGAACTATTACTGCACCAGTGCAGCGATACTCGTTTTTCAAGATTAAGTATAGAAAGGTCGGGGACAGTAGTTGGACGACGTTAAGCAATGCCTACGGGGTCAGAAGTGAAACGCAGCAATCTGTTTTCAACTACATCCGATTTGAGTTCAGCTCTGCCGAATTACGCGAATTTATGTTTGAACCTCTTTCAGGGTTTGAGGTTCGCCAAGGCTACTACGGGAGCGCGTTGTATGTTCTTGACCCTAAGAAAGGTCGGGCTACTGTCTCCGATGGTGGGATAAATGTTGTCTTCAATGGTGAAAGCGTTGCACTTAATACAAGTAACTTTGGTATTACTTTTGGCAACGCTGATTCTGCCTTAAGCTCTAACTATGTTTACGACGAAGATACGAACGGGGACGACCCTACTGTTACCCGAAATTACAACGGCTTGCCCCTCGTAGATACCAATACTTACATCGACGACTATGGGAAACTAGCCGAAGCTTTTGTTTACTCAGAGATCAGCAGTAGTGCAGACTCTGGCCCTGAGCATAGCATCGTTTATGTCAATGAAATCGTACCGAACAGTGCGGCGCCGTTATACAGCAACCTTGCGCTGGCTGGCATCAACATTCGCTCATCAGCTGAGTTCCAGCAGTTCAGTCAGTTCTCTGCCTACGTCACAGGAGGCCGTGAATGCACCAGGCTTTTGGGTGGATCGGGCGCAACGCATCTTTTCCCAGACATTTTGTACGACCTGATGACAAACAACCGCTTTGGGGCGGGGTCATTTGTCAAGAGCTACATGATCGACAGCACTGAGTTTGCAGCTGCAGCGCAATGGTGCCAAGACCGCAAGTATTTTTACGATGGAGCTGTTTCTGAACCTGTCAACGTCAGGCAATGGGCAGCCGATTTAGCTGCTACGCATTTACTGCAGTTTGGTGAATCAAACGGTAAGTATTTTCTTCGCCCTGCAATATCGTTTACCGCTGTTCCTATTGCTGCATTATTCACAGCAGGCAATATCGCTGAAAATTCGTTCAAGCTTTCATATTTTGACCCGGAGGATCGTGACCCGATACAGGTCAGCGTTCGTTACCGCGAGGAGCGCACTACCACGGATCCAACCAGCCCCGGATTATTCCCCGTGGTTCGTGAAGTGCTGGTTCGCGAGCTGGTTTCTGGAGCGAGCGCAACAGACCCAGTCGAGCAAATTGACATGAGTTCTTACTGCACAAGCAGGCAACACGCAATCGATGCAGCAAGGTTCATTATTCGTATGCGGCGCATCCCTCAACATGTCATAAATTTCTCGACGACACATGACGGAGTGATGTCTAACATTGCGCCCGGCGATTACATCAAGGTTGCGATGGACGAAACAGAATATGACGAGTTCAACAATGGCGGAGTGACTCCAGAAGGCGCGTTAGTCAGTACAAAGGCACTAGCGGATGGAACCTATAATGTGGTCGCATGGGATGGGACTGAAGGAACGCCACCGGCTGACGCAACACTGACTGTCAGCAACAACGGAACAACGGCAGCGCCCACAGGCGTGGTGTTTACTGTAAAAACTTCAGGGACGCAAATCCGGGTTTATCAAATTGAACGAATTACGCCAAGTGATGATGGATTGTTTGAAATCGAGGCAATGCACATGCCTGTCAATAGCAGCGGCGTTTTAGAAGTCGCTGATGGCTTTGATACCGCTGGTAACTGGATCATCAAACCCTCGATATGACCTAATCATGGCAACGACGTTTCCCAGCATCAAACCAACAGGCCGGAGTTTTGTTGCGCCATCATGGCCGACCAAAACGCAAGCTTCCGAATCTGGTGTGATCACCCGCAGGTTGTGGGGCAGCAGACCGAGCCAAGCCAAGCTTGGCCTCACATTTAGGAACATCAATGACACGAGCACAGCAGCGATTCTGAGCGCATACAACAGCGCGAAAGGTTCAGTCGATAGCCTGACACTGCCGGTTGAGATTTTTGCCGGTGCAAACGCTGGTTTGAAGAGCTGGCTGGATGCCAGCGCGACAGGGGCCGGACTGTTGTGGTGTTTCGCTGAAAAAACATCGCCGCAAGTGGAAAGCGTTGCACCTGGCCGCTCTACTGTGACCGTTGAATTAACCGCAGAGCTTAGAATGAGCTGAAAGGAGCGTAAAATGGCAGTCACCAGCACTACAGGTAACTTTGCGATCACCGGGCTCGACTCAACGGTTGTAGTCCGTGATGCAAGTATTGATATTTCACGCGATACGCTAGAAACCACAAACTTAGGTGAATCCAGCAGGTCTTATGTAGAGGGATTGCGTGGTGCAACAGGTAGCGCAACTTTGCTTTATGAAAATAGTTTGCTCGATGATGTCTACGCCAAAATAAATACTGATTCGCAAGGCAGCATCACCGCAACGCTGACGCTGACCACAGGCAAGACGATTTCAGGCAGTGTGTTGATCACAAGTGTTGGTTCAACCGTGACTGTAGGTGATGTTACGAGCACAAATGTTGCATTTAAGTTTACTGGTAACCTAGCTATCTCTTCGACGTAATGGCTGTTCTTGGCACATTTGGCCGCATCGTAATTAAGCGTTCTGCCCCTCAGCCTGAGGTAATAAATTTTGGCGCAATAAATCAAACGCAAAAGCTTTATACATTGACTCAGACGGGATACAGAAACGGCGATCTCGTCGAGATTGCATCAACGACAAACTGGCCAAATACGTCATCATCAGACGTGGGATTGGTCCCAGCTTATGTGGCGAACATCCCTTTTAAATGGCGCGACAGGTTAGAGATGGTTGACTACACCGAGCCATATCCAACAGCACTGGGAGGCGCTCCATATAAAAATCAGCTTTATATCAGCGTCGATCAGCTCAACCGCATCGCGTTTTATCGAAACAGAAATTCAGCTTTGCGTAACGTCAAGGCAGACCGCGAAAGCCTTGATTCAATCCAGCCCAGTGACACACTTGAGTTTCGTCTTGTGAATGATTGGCGGATTGAATGTGGCCTTAAAAGTTGGAACCTAAGCCTTGACGCGCAAGAGCTGGATACCACTGGTCTCGGAGATAAATTCTTTGATGGCGTCAAGTCAACCATTAAGGGCGGCGGAACATTTGATTTCATAGTTGAACGTGAAACAACCGACCCAAAAAACAGCACCATTGTCAGCATCCCTAATTATCAAAATGCTGTTCTTTGGACAGGTTCAGCCGATGTGACGACGCTGGTTGACGCCAGTATCACAGATAATCCCAGCTCAACCGGGGATTACAACAACGCGAGCGTTACAGGAGTAGAGCCAGCGCCGAGGCAATATGCGCTGATGGCACGATCTGGCACAAGCAACTTAATGAGGCTTTTGCTTGAGACTCAAGATCAGGCGGAGGCCGATGCAGAATTTTGGATGATCTCTGAGGAAGCAGCGCGATCAGACAGCGCAAGCGTTGTGAAAGAGCCTGGTGATTTGTTTTACCGAACAAAAATCATCATTACATCAAATGCGATTAGCACAACTGCAGTTGACATCATCACGGGATCAGCTGCATTCGTGACCGTGCGTGAGGTTGAACTGCTCGAAGGGCTTTGAGACTTATGATGAAGGTATTAAACGGCAGCGGCTGGAG